ATGGCACCTCCCACGAAGCTAACCCCTGAACTTCAGGCCGAGATTTGCGGCCACCTGGAGCGCGGCCTCTTCCGTCGCGCCGTGGCGGGCCTCGTTGGCGTGAACGAACACACGCTTTCGCGCTGGTTTCATCGCGGTGCGGGAGAGGAACGGGGCCGCTTTCACGAGTTTTTCCTCGCAGTGAGCGCGGCTGAAGCGCGCTTCATGCAGTCCGCCACGGACATGCTGATGGCGGCTGCCGCGCACAACCCGAAGCATGTGCAGTGGCTTCTGTCGCGCCGTTTCCCGGAACTCTACGGGAGGCGGGACAACGTCTCGGAGGTGGCGCCCGAGGACAAGGCCGCCGACGAGCGCGCGCTACGCGAACTGCTGATGGACCGGCTGGGCCGCCTGCTTCCGGACGCTCCCGAGGCGATGGCCGGGGCCAGCGGCAGTGGGGGCGACGATGCGCCGTGAGCGCCTGCCCTACGCGGAGATGCTGGAGCAGCTCGCCCCGGACGAGTCCCCAGCAGCCTTCATGGTGCGCCAGGCCGGCACGCGCCAGGGCCTCGCGAGCCTCTTCGGACGGATGACCCATCCCGAGGTGGAAACGCTCGTCCACGACCTGGACTTCTGGGCGCGCCGCGAGCAGGTGCCGCCCGCGTCGTTCGCCACCTGCTTCATCATGGCGGGGCGGGGCTTCGGCAAGACATGGAGCGGGGCCCGGTGGGTCATCCAGAAGGCGCGGGAGGCGATGTCCATCGGTGCCCTCATCGGGCCCACGGCGGCCGACGTGCGCGACACGATGATCCGTGGCTCCAGCGGCATCCTGGCCCTGTCGCCGCCCTGGTTCATGCCCGTCTACGAGCCCAGCAAGCGCCGGGTGACGTGGCCCAATGGCGTCTACGCCATCTGCTACTCGGCGGATAAGCCTGACCGGCTGCGCGGCCCGAACTGCGGCTGGGCCTGGGGTGACGAGCCTGCCTCTTGGAAGCATGAGATGGCGGCCCTGGACCAACTCCCCATGGTGCTGCGCATCGGCACCGCCGCGCACCCGCCCCAGTTGCTGCTCACGGGAACGCCCCGCCCGCTGAGGAAGCTGGAGGAGCTTCTCTTCGCGGATGCAGAGGCGAAGACGCTGCGGCCGGGCGTGGTGCTGCGCACGGGCTCGTCGCTGGCCAACCGCGCCAACCTGGCGCCCAGTGCAGTGGCCACCATGCGCGCCCTCATGAACACCCGCTGGGGCCAGCAGGAGGTTTTGGGCCGGCTGCTCATGGACGTGCCCGGCGCCATCTTCGGCTCGGCGAAGTGGGGCCGGGTGGAGGCGGATGCCCACGAGTACGCGCGCGGTCTGGACCGGCGCATCGTGTCCGTGGACCCAGCGCCCACCAGTGAGACGGGCTCGGACGAGACGGGCATCATCGTCCAGGGCGTGAGAACCAGTCCGCTTGTCGGGACGGATGGCGCGCCACTCAAGCGCGTGTCGGTGCTCAAGGACGCGAGCCTCCGGGGCTCGCCGCGTGAGTGGGCTGCCGCTGCCATTCGCGAGTACCTGGCCTTCGGCTGCGATGCCCTGGTGGCGGAGGTGAACTCGGGCGGAGAGATGGTGGAGACGACCATCCAGACCGTGGCCTCGGAGATGGGCGTCCAGGTCAACGTGAAGCCGGTGCGCGCGCGGGAGGCGAAGTCGAAGCGCGCCGAGCCAGTTAGCGCCCTGGCGGAGACGGGGCGCATCGAGTTGGTGAGCACTTTCCCGAAGCTGGAGGCGCAGCTCGCCAAATTCAGTGGCATCAACGGCCGTCGCGATGACCGGGTGGATGCCCTGCTTTGGGGTGTCCACGAGCTTGTCTTTGCCGACTCCTTTTTCTGCCTGTGAGGGACGCGATGGGATTGTGGGATCGGATGAAGGCGGCGGTGTCACGTCCTCCGCGCCAGGGGACGGGACTGGAGCTGGCGCGCTGGCAGCAGGCGCCGCCGCGCCGTGGCACGTCGCAGCTCCTGGCCGCGTACCGCGAAATGCCATGGCTCCGGGCCGTCGTAGACGTGGTTGCGGATTCCGTGGCCGGGGTGAACTGGCGCGTATACCGCCGCGTCTCGAAGGACGGGCACCCGGTGAAGGACTATTCGCTGCGAAGCGCAACGCGCGAGGTCCGCGCAATGCGGCTGAAGGCGATGCTGGACGCAGGCGAAGTCCAGGAGGTGCCGGACCATCCCATTCTGCGGATGCTCGCGGATCCGAATGACTACCTGACCGGCCGCTCCGTGACGAAGCTGGTACAGGTGTACTTGGACCTGGTCGGCGAGGCCTTCCTGGTGCTGGAGCGCGTGGCGGGATTCCCCGTGGGCTTCTGGCCTGTTCCTCCCAATCTCGTAACCCGCCTGCCGGCGCTGGACGTGCCGCGCGAGCGGCGCACGTTCACGGTCGCCGTAGGCGGCGTGACTCGGGAGATTCCAGCGGGGGATGTGCTCCATCTGCGCAACCTTGACCCCGAGGACCCGCTTGGACGCGGCGTCGGGCCGGCCTTCGCGCTGGGGGACGAACTGGACACAGACGAGTTCGTGGCGCGGTTTCTCCGCGCGAGCTTCTGGAACAACATGCTGCCACCAGCCATCGCATCCATCGAGGGACTGACGGATGCGAACAGCGCAGGGGCGAAGGCCTTCAAGGAGTCGCTGGCCCGCGAGCATCAGGGGCCGGACAAGGCGGGCAAGCTACTCCTCACCAGTGGCCGTGTGACGTTCGCGCGCCTCGATACGAGCTTCCGCGACATGCAACTCGTGGAGTTGCGGAAGTTCCTCATGAGCTTCGTGCGGATGACGTACCGCGTGCCGCCCGAAATCGTAGGTGACATCTCCAGTTCGAACAAGGCGACGGCCTTCGCTGCGCGGGAGAACCTCGCCGAGCAGGCGACGTTCCCGCGCATGGAGCTTCTTCGCACTGAGTATCAGATGCGGCTGATGCCGATGTTCGGCGACCCCGAGGCCATCCTCGACTACGACAGCCCCGTGCCTGCGGACCGGGAGCACCAACTTCGCGTCATGAGCACCATGCCAGAGGCCTTTAGCTACACGGAGTGGCGAGAGTTGGCAGGCTTCAAGCCCGACCCTAAACGCCAGGGATACCCATTGCCAATGCCGGGCCAAGAACAGGGCCAAAGGGGAGCGGGCATGGAAGACTGAGGCCCGAAATCCATCTCCCCATCTGGTGTGAAATGGCTCGACTACTAGAATGGAAGATTATTGAAATCAAAAAACCGCGTGCCCTTTATTGTGAATGTGCGACTCATGCCCTGGGTTGATGAGTGATTTATCATTCCTCGACCCATCAGGGAGTAAATGAAGGCGTTCTTTAGGGCATCAATGGGTGAGTCTGTTAGGAGCTCAAGCTGGAGTAGGGTGTTTGTGAATTTCAGGAGACGTCGAGAAGCTAGTTGCTGTGTTATATATTCGACCGCTTCTGATTCCGAGAACTCGGTTGGATTGGGGCCTCTTGATTTTTTGAGCCAGCCGGAAAAACCATCAGAAAAGCTTGTTGTGCAAACCCATTCCGCGAGATTTTCGAACTCCTTGCTTTTGGTATGCTGGCGCAATGCGAACAGTAAGACTGATGCGAGAGCAAAAACGACAGCTGAATTTATTATTATGGGGTCGAAAGGAGAGTATTTTTGAATGACGGGGGCGATGGAGTCGATTTTTAGTATTACCCCTAGCGCTGCGGTCATCGTGAATGCTGTGGCTGATCTTAGTGTCGATCCTTTCTTGGGCTTGTAGGTTTCGATCAGATCTTTTATGTTTTCTTTTGTTTTTGTGTCTTCGGTGGATTTGTTTTTGTTGTGAAGCAGGATGTTTGCTTGTGTTTGTGTTTCTAGGTCTCTTTTTGTTTTGAAGAGTTGTTCGGATAGTTGTGATATTTTAATTTTGAGCGTAACGATTTCGTATTGCGGTTGAGATACTGCGAGTTGGCTGCTGGTGCGAGAGAGATGTTCTCTTTGTGCTAGACGCTCTAGCGTGCCTAGTAGTTCGCCGATGCTTTTGAACTGCTCTTCTGCTTCTTCTTTGAGTTTTGGATCCTGGAATAGATCGGGATGTTTTGAGTTGCGAAGCTCGGTGAGTCTTTCGCATAGATCCAGAATTGGGAGATTGTCTGAAATGCCTAGAAGTTCCTTGGCGGCGTCGATCGGGTCCTGATTGTTGCTGGATGGCATTGTCTAAATGAGGGCTCAGGCGATTGGGGCGGTTGCTCAGACGTAAGCGTGCTTCACGCCAGAAGAGCCTACCTGATTTGAATGGGCAGTTGGAGTGCACGAGGCTGAAAGACGGCGAGATCCGCCCCCATTGAAGAGGTGAATGCTCAAGCCTCTTCAGCGGTCCCGTCCCCTCGTCGCACAGAAGAACGCGCTACCGCCAGTTGACGGCCTGCCGAAGGTCTTTACCTTCCGAGCCAACGACGCTGACTTCGACCGGTACAGCGACCGTTTGTCCGTCCAGGGCTGGCGGCTCGATGCCTACGCTGCCAACCCTGTCGTCCTCTATATGCACGACGACGGTTCCGGTGGGCTGTTCGGCGCGGGCCGCACGGACATCCTGCCAATTGGCAAAGGCCGAGCCTACGTCCAGGGTGACGCCCTCCTGGTGGACATCGAGTTCGACCAGGACGACGACTTTGCCCGGCGCGTCGAGTCCAAAGTGGAGAAGGGCATCCTCAACGCGGTGAGCGTGCGTTACCGCATGCTGCGCTACCACGAGAATGAGCGCGGCGGTTACGACTGCGACGAGCAGGAGCTTCTCGAAATCTCCGTCGTCACGATTCCCGGCAACCAGCGCGCGGTGCGGGTGAAAAAGCATGCCGACGAGCGCGCCGCCCTCATTCGCGACATCGCGGACGCGGTGGTGAAGGCGCTAGGCCGCAATGGGCGCAAGAAGCGCAAGGCTGCCCCGCCCGCCGCGCCTCCTTCTCTTTCCGAGTCCGACACTCACGCCCTTGCCGCTCACACGGCGCGGGCGCTGTTGCAGCACCTCCAGGAGAAAGCATGACCCCCGAGCAGATGCAGGAGATGGCGAAGTCGTTGGGCCCGCTGGTGGCCGCGCAACTGGTGGAGCAGTCCAAGGGACACCGCGACAACTACGCGGCGCTGCTGGGCTCCAAGGCGGCCGACACCGCGCCCGAAGAGCCCCGCCGCGCGCCCGTTACCGGCAAGCACGTGACGGAGGGTACGGGCCTCAACCTCATCCGCTACGTGAAGGCGAAGGCCGTCGCGCGCATGGATGGGCGCAACGTGGTGGACGTGCTGAAGGGCTGGGGCGACGAGGTGGTGAGCAAGGCGCTCTCCCAGGGCAACTACTCGGGCTTGGGCTCGATGGTGCACCCTCAGTTCGCCTCCGAGTTCATCGAACTGCTGCGCAACAAGGCCGTGGTGCGGCAGGCCGGCGCCCGCGTCATCCCCATTGGCGCCTCGCTCACCTTCGACCGGCAGTCCAGTACGGGCACTGCCTTCTACGGCGGGGAGACGAGCACCATCCAGGAGTCGGAGCCGGGCACGGACACGGTGTCCCTGTCCGAGAAGAAGCTCACGGCGCTGACGGCGGTGCCCAACGACCTCATCCGCAACGCCTCCATCAACGCGGAGGAGTTCATCCGCAACGACCTGCTCAACGTCATGGCGCTGCGGGAGGATGCGGCATTCCTGCGGGGCAGCGGCACGCAGCTGGAGCCGCGCGGCATCCGCAACCAGGTGGACGCGGCCCACGTCTACGCGGAGACGGTGGCTACGGCGGGCGCGCCCACGCTGGGCGAGATGAAGAAGGAGCTGAACAAGGCGAAGAAGAAGCTGAAGAAGGCCAACGTGCCCATGGTGCAGCCGGTGTGGCTGATGTCCCCCAATGCGGAGACGGCCATCCTCGATGCTCCGGGGCCTGGCGGGGAGGGGACCAACGCCCTGGAGCGGGAGATGGTGGAGCGCGGCACGCTGCGCAACGTGCCCTTCTTCGTCACGAACCAGATTCCGGAGACGCTCGGCTCGGGAAAGAACTGCTCCGAGCTCTACCTCGTGGACATGGCCGAGGTGCTCATCGGCGAGTCCATGGCGCTGGAAATCGAAGTCTTCCCCAACGGGGCCTTTACGCGCGGCGGCCAAGTGGTGTCCGGCATCTCCACGGACCAGACGGTGCTTCGCGCCATCACCAAGCACGACCTGGCCATGCGCCACCGGCAATCCGGTGTCGTGGTGAAGGACCTGAGCTGGGGCAGCAACTGACCGGGCCACGCCCACGAAAGGGAGGACATCATGAGCGCACCGCACATCAGTCAGATTGGCGCCTTCGTTGCTGCTCGCTTGGGCACGCCGCCCGCCGCGACGCCCGCTGGAACCCGCCAGGGGACGGGCTACGACCGGCTCGTCCTGGGCGAGAGCTGCGTCCTTGTCGCGGCCACGGGCGCGGTGACGGGCGGCCCCACCGCGCAGGGCTACGAGGTGAAGCTCCAGCACTCCAGCGACAATGGAGCGGATGACGCCTGGACGGACTTCGTGCCGGCCGGGCCGGGTTCGGCCTCCGTGCAGCTGGCTGCGGCGAACGCCTTCGCGGAGAAGGACGTGGACCTCGGCGAGGCGAAGCAGTTCATCCGCGTGGCGGAGGCCACGACCTTGACGGGCGGGACGTCACCCAGCCTCCAGGCGTGCGCCTTCGTTGTCTTCGGCGGCGCCATGACACTGCCGGTGTGAGGCCATGGCGAGTCCTGCTGACCTGTGCCTTGCCGCCACTGTGGCGGAGGACCTGGGCGTGGCGGTGACGCCGCGCCTGGAGTCCCTCGTCACGGCGGCGAGCCGGGCCGTTGCTGGCTATTGCGGCCGGGTCTTCGAGTACGGCCAGGGCCTCGTCGAGTATCCGGCGGGTTACGGGCGCCCATTGCTGTTGCTGGAGCGCCCGCCCGTTGTCCTGGTGGTGGGCGTCTGGGAGAGCGGAGCCTTCGTGCCGACCGAGGAGTACGAGAGCCACGGGAAGCTGGCGGACGCCGGCATGCTGTACCGCAGGCGCGGCGTGTGGAGGGAGACGGCGCGCTCGGGGGGGCTGGTGGTGGAGACGGTGGACAGCTTTCAGGGCAGCGTGGATGGCATTCGCGTTGTCTACGACGGGGGCTTCGTGACGCCGGGACAGCGTGTTCTGGACGGCTCACGCGTGGTGACTCTGCCGGAGGAGGTGCAGGAGGCGACTGTCCTCACTGCGGTGCAACTGTACCGCTCCCGTGGCGTGGATGCCATGGTGGCCAGCGAGTCTATCGGCGACTGGTCCGTCAGCTACTTTGCCGCGAAGGCTGAGGGGAAGAGCCCCATTCCTGGTGCCGCGCAGGCCTTGCTCGCGCCCTACGTCATTCACCGGGTGAGCTGATGGCATCGCCCACTGACACCTTCCGACAGTCGATTACGTATGCGGTGCTGACGGGCCGGGATGCCTATGGCAAGCCGACGCTTGGGCCACAGGTGACGGCACGTGCGCGCGTGCAGCCGTCCCGACGCCTCATCCGCGACGTCAACGGCAATGAGCACCTCTCTGCGCACGTCGTCTACACGGACGCGCCCCTGACGTTGCAGCACCGTGTGTGGCTGCCGGGCGAGGACGTGGCGGACTTCAACCGCGCCCGGCGCCCGGTGGCGGTGGATGAGTTCGTGGACGGCGCGGGCGCGGTGCGTTTCCGGAAGGTGTGGTTTTGATGCGGGACATCGCTTCGGAACTGGCGGTGCTGCTGGAGGGCGCGGGCCTTGGGCTGGTTCGTCCTCCTGCGCCAAACGCCAACCTCTTCACTGCGCCCATGCCCGAGGCGGACAGCGACGTGCCGGACAGGGCGCTAGCCTTGGTGGTGACGGGCGGCACCGGGCCCCAGTCCTACGTGGGCGGGGGGCGCGCGGCGTACCTTGCTCCGGAATGCCAGGTGCGGATCCGCTCGGCGCGCGAGGACTTCGAGGGCGGACAGCAACTCGCCCAGGCCGTCTTCGCGACCCTCCACTTGTCGGATCTTCGCCCATACGCTCTGGCACGCGCGGAAGAGAGCGCACCAACTTACCTGGGCACGGACGGTGCGGACCGGCATCGCTGGGTGCTCAACCTCGTGGTCGGACTGTTGAGCGTGCCTGCTGGCATACTCAGCTGAGGATGCATTTCGTGCGCGCGGAGATGGTGAGCCAATGGAGCCGAGAGGAAGCTACCGCAACATGAGCCAATCAGCGCTTGATGAGTTGGTCGAGATGCTGGAGGAAAAGGCTGTCCCCAGGGCTCTTGCCGCGCTTGAGTCGAATGAAATCTTTTGGACGGACGAGTTCATTCGGCCGGCCTACGACGTCCTGCATGATCTGCTGGAGTCGCGTGGGATTTCTGTCCTCTGCCTCAATCCACTGCCAGCGGAGGGTGTGTTCGTCTACCTCACTGCGGCCACGTATCAGGTCGTTGGCAGGCATCTGGAGATGATGGCGGTCGCGTTGTACGGCCAGCCCGAAAGCTGAGCCTCTCGCGAACAGTGCCCCCATTGAAGTAGGGGATGCCTGTTCGAGTCAAAGTCGATGCGGTGAAGCTGGAGCGTCTGCGTCGCTCGCCTGTCGAGGTGCTGCGCGCGCTCGATGCGCCCTGCCGGGACATCGCCCGCCTCGCCCTGGACTACTCCCTCTTCCTCGTGCCGGTGAGAGAGGGCCACCTCCGGGACAGCGCCTTTCTGAGCGGCCCCCTCCACAACCTGAGCAGGCGCCTCTCCACGACATGGACGGCGGGCTACGCGCACCCCTCCGCAGGCCCCATTCACGAGGGCTGGCATTGGGGCTCGCAGCTCTTCAACCCGCCCCCGCACTTCCTCCGCAAGTCCTTTCGTCGCGCCCGTGGCAGCGCTCGCCGCCGCGTGGCCGCCGCCCTGAAGGACTTCCTCGCGCAGCGCTTACCCTCCCCGTGACTGGAGCCACCACCATGCCCGAACCCCGAGAGGCATTTTTCGACAAGCTCTACATTCGCGCCACGGACACTGCGCCCGTGGAGGCGGACGCGCTGGACGGTGTCCTGGAGGCGCCCGTCAATCGCGCCAAGGACACCGTGGACGCCAACTACTTCGGTGGCGACGGCTACAAGCGCACCAAGGGCACCTGGAAGTCCTTCTCCATCCCCCTGTCCGGCCACGTCTTCAAGGGCAGCGCACCCCAGCAGGTGCTGCGTGACGCCTTCGAGAGCGATGCCACCGTCTTCTTCACCATCGTGGAGGACGAGACTGCGCCCGTGGGGGCGCAGGGCTACCGCTACCCGGTGAAGGTGACGTCCTACGAGGAGGGCCGCAGCTCCACGGACGTCGTCACCTTCTCCGCCACCCTTGCCGGCCAGGGCGCGCCCGTCGCGGTGTAGCCGACTGTTTTCCCTCTCCACATCCGAGGCCTCACCATGACCGCACCCACCACGCTCCGAAAGCCCCTGGGCACCCGCCGCAAGCTGCACAAGCGCGTCGCTCTGGACGGCGCCGACTACGACATCTGCCAACCGCCACTGGGCGAGAAGCTGGAACTGCTCGCCGCAGCGAAGGCTGCCAAGGAACTGGGACCGGACCGCAAGCCCGTGGATGAGTTCGCAGGGATGGCGATGATCGCCCGCATCGCCGTCCTCTGCCTCTACCACCCGGACACCGCCATCCGCGTCTTCGAGGACATGGACGCGGACCAGGTGAGGCGTGAGCCCTGGCTGGAGGAGATTCAGGACGAACTGGCCCGGGCCTTCGCGGGCCCGACGCTGGAGGAGGCGAAGGGAAACTCCGTCACCACCCCGAGCTGAGGGCGCTGCACGCGGTGGTGAAGCTGACGGGCCAGTCGCCCGAGGAAGTGCGCGGCTGGGCGTGGGAGGACGTCGTCCACCTCCTGGCTCACTGCGCCCTGGAGGCCGAGGAGATGCGCGGTGCGCGCGCCCCTGGCCCCACCTCCCATGCCGGCCCGCTGATGACGACAACGGTTTTCAGGAAGCGTCCCAAGAGGTGAGGCATGGCCTGCCGAGGAATCGAAACCCATCGGACCGTCTATGGATTGGTTGACCCAAGAGACGGACAGCTTCGGTACGTTGGAAAGACTGAGCAGAACCCTGAGCGCCGCCGTCGTGCTCATGTCAGCGAAGCCCGAAGTTCCCCTCGGCATACCTATCGCCTTCATTGGATTCGGAGCGTCCTGGCGGCAGGCCTTCTTCCTGAGCTGGTGGTGATTGAAGAGGGATTCTCTTCGACGGCTGAACTCGATGAGGCTGAGTGCTTCTTCATCGCGTACTTCAAGTTTGTTGGATGCAGCCTCGTCAATGGAACTTCTGGCGGCGATGGTGTCCCTGGGGCGATCGCGTCTCTGGAGGCGCGCGCCAAGATGCGGCGTGCCGGCCTTCGGCCAGAAAACCTGATCAAGCTCCAGCAAATGGCGGCCCGGAATCGGGGCCGCAGTATTTCTGCCGCGCATCGTGAGCGGATTCGCTCATTCAATCAGGGCCGTCGATTTTCGGACGCGCATCGTGCTCGTCTCCGGGCTGCGCATCAGAAGCCCGAGCGGAAGGCGTTGCTACGCCGGACTCTCGGAGGGCCGAAGCCAACGCTTCGCAAAGCCGTAATGGATCAGCATGGGGTCGTCTACGAGAGCATCTCCGCCGCAGCGGCGGTGCTTGGTCTTCGCGCGGAGTTGATCAGTGCGGTTATCCACGGCCGCATTCGGCACACGGGCGGGTTCACGTTCACGCTCGTTCGCTCGGCTCCAGAGAACGGGGTGCCTTGA